AAGGATCGCTTCCCGTGGATTGGCGATTGATGGTCCGCTCTGTCAGCAGTTCCTCGATAAGACAGATAAAATTTTAGAGGAAACTCCGAAACAAACAACCGAGTGGAGACAGGCCAACCTGGCTAATCAAACATTCGAAAAATTACTGATGGGTCAACGATCCGACCGGCGGGTTCCTACCCGTTTGAAATACTGCGGTGCTCCTCATACGAAACGATGGAGCGGTGGAGGTGTCATCAACTTCCAGGCGATCCCTAATGATGGAATCGGTGACATCTCGGCAAGACAATGCCTCAAGGCTCCCGCCGGTCGGGTCTTAGTATCGGCAGACTTATCTCAGATCGAACCGCGCGTGATTGCGTACCTGGTAGGCGATGTCGATTTCCTCGGATTAGTCCGTGGAGGAATCGACATTTACGAGGCACATGGCCGGGCGTCCAAACTCTATAAAGAGGATGAACCGATGGCCGAGCTTGCCCCTGAGATGAGGAAGCTGTGCAAGGCGAGACTGCTGGGATTGGGCTATGGATGCGGACCGGCAAAGTTTGTCGAGGTAGCAAAAAGCTACGGCGTGAACATGACCGAGTCACAGGCGAAAGAACAGGTGCTTCTCTACCGAGCACAGAATCCTGATGTCATGCTCGCTTGGTCTAAAATGGAAGACCAATTCCGAGAATGGATGAAGGAGACTCCCGAGTGTATCACATTTGAAACACGATGCGGTGTACCCGTCCGATATTTCAATGCCCATGAAAAGGACGGGGATCTCTATGCCTCGACTACCCGTGGATATGAGCCGGTAAAAATCTACGGGGCGAGACTCTTTCAGAACCTTGTGCAGGCAACCGCCCGATCCATATTCGCCGATGCCCTCATTCGAATAGAGGCCGCCGGCTTGCCCGTCTGTCTCCATGTCCACGATTCAATCTGCCTCGAGGTAGGCGTGGACGAGGGACAGGTGGCACTGGACTTACTTTTACAACTACTAACCCAAGAATCTCCGAACTACCAGGGACTCCCCCTAGCGGCAGAAGGAGAGATCAAAACCCACTACTAACAACATGGACACAACATATAATATCAAAACGGAAATGCGTGATGGAAATCGTATTGCAATTATTCCACCATCCACAGCAGAAAAAATATTCAACGAAAGAGTCGGTAATCGACCAATACATCCGCCCACTGCGAAATTGTATGCAAAGGCAATGGAAAATGGAAGATGGAAACCTTCATCACAAATTTCCTTTTGCAATGGCAGGCTCGATGATGGTCAACATCGCATGATGGCAAGCATCCTCTCGGGGTGCACATTTGAAGGTACAATATATTATCACGATGACCCTGATACTTTTGCGGTTCACGACATCGGAAAAAAAAGAACTAATGGCGATATATTAACCAAACATGGAAAAAAGTATGCCAACTCACTCAGTGCCTGTTTGCAACTGATGGAGAAAATAAATTCAAGCACTGGTTTACCTAAAGGTATTGGTGGAAATACCCGCGTCATTATTCCCACTTACGAAATTTTAGATGTCTTAGGAAAATATCCCGACATTGAATACTCTGTAGCACAGATTCATAATAATCAGAAATACTTCAAGATACCTCCTGCCAGCACTGCGGCTCTTCACTATGTAATCAGAAACAAACTCAAGAAAGCCGACCATGCAAAGGTTGATACTTTTATAGTAGACCGATTATTTAAAGGTTTAGAATTAAAAGAGGATGATCCTGTATTTGCTTTCCGCAAACACCTTTTGAATTTGAAAAGGCTTTGCAGTCCAGGAGCACAAGCAATTACCCATCATACCATGTTCTTTGGCGGTATCGCTACATGGAATAAGTGGATTAAGAATGAAAAGTCTAAACTTTTCCGTATGCCCGGAACAGTCAAGGTTCTAGTCCCATGAAACTCCATCCTATCCATTACATCTTATTCGGCCTAGCGATCATCGCCTTCGCCTACACCATCCTATCCTTTGCAGTAGCGATTCTATGACTTACCCAGCACCTAAAATAATCGGCCTCTGTGGCTCCAAGGGAGTGGGTAAAAGCACCTACGCCAAGTCATTCGAGGGTGCCACCATCCTGTCATTCGCCACCCCGATCAAGGAGATGCTCAAGGTAATCCTACCGCATCCCGCTTGGCTCGAGAAAAAGGAGGAACCGATACCAGGCTTTCCCGATGGGATAACTGTCAGGCGGATGCTTCAGGAGTTGGGAACCTCCTTCGGTAGGGAAACTATTTACCCAAATCTATGGGTCGATATTGCCATGCGACAGGCAGAGGATCACTTGGGCAGGCGACTGATCATATTTGATGACATTCGATTCCCCAACGAGGCGTGGGCGATCAAGCGACTAGGCCACAGGCATGAAATCCTAACACAGATCGTTCATATTTCAAGGAAGGGACATGAGCCGGACGAGAATGATCTCCATGTATCCGAGGCGGGACTGCCTAAGTATTTCATCGATAAATGGGTGACTGTGGATGAAGCAGGAGAGGCGACAGAATAACTCCATCCGAAAGATGGCGACCGATGCGAGGCTCAAACAAATGCTTCGCTCGGTCCCATCCGATCATGCCGGATTTACTCAGAATGAAATCGCAAAAAAAGCAGGCGTTGCCCGTGAAACCATCTCCAAGATTGAAAGAGGGGCGATGATGAAAATCACTGAGCAGATCGCCCGACTACTCGCAGAAGAATAATGGCCACCCTGAAAGGAGATCTTCGCAGATGCCTCGAGAATCTGCCAGCAGGTACACTGTCTCATCATGATATTATCCTGCGAATAGCCCTCGTGGTGACCAGGCATATTGATGATGCGAGTGAGGCGGAACGGGCAGTCGAGCATATCCTCCGAAATGTATCCCATCGACCCAACCAACCTTCCGAGGTCAGGAACGCTGTCAAGGGAGCCTACGACCGACATCAGAATCCTCACATACCCTCCAACCCGATTAAGGTCACTCAGCCCGATCCATCCCTAAAGGAACAGAATCTAGGCGAACCTGGTCTATTCGAGAAATACACAATAAAATCAGACCCCATTCCAATGAATGCCGGTGAAGCGGTCAGCAAACTCTTCGATCCATCCGAGTATATATTTATACAGCGTCAGGTGGCTGAGAAGGGCAGGCTACTATCCGCATCCGATTGGATCGCCCAACCCGATCTTTCCCAATACCAGTTTATCACCTATAACACTTTCCCCGCCCAAGCGACCAACCGATCAGAATCCCAGGTGCTCGGACGAAAATATCTGCTCCACGAAACAGATGATCCATCCCTGACCTTCGAGCAACAGCTTGGCCTGATCAAACGACTCGAGAATGAAGCCGAGTTAAAGATGATCGTAAATTCAGGAGGCAAGTCCCTCCATGCCTGGTTCAAATGGACTCCCGGCAATAAGAAGGCATTTCTCGAGTTATCCCAAAAACTCGGTGGAGATCCACGATTTAAACTTATGAACCAACTTTGCCGGCTACCCTGGGGAACCCGTCGTAAAGAGGCCAGCCTGCCAGCCGCCCAACCGATCATCTTTTGGAAGGATTGAATGATCCACAAGTTCTTCCTCAAAAAAATGATCGCACGACGGTTTATTAATCTAGGCGTTCCCGTAAAGGAAGCCTGCCATTTTGCCGATCAGATGGATGAGGAGAAGTCCGTCCTAATCGTCCGCGATCCCGATACCTTTAAACCCGATATAATAGTTCTAATAAAAACCAAACATAAATAACAACATGGCCAAACGAGAAGATTACCTAAACCCCAAGACCCTAGCCAAAGCAGATGAGCTTGACCAGTATTTTGCCTCCAAAGGCAAGATCGATTACCCAACCCATTCCGAACAGGATTCACCGCCCACTGCTTACTCCATAGCAATCGATGATCCTCTCCCTCCACCCAAGTTCCTTTCCCTGTCCTTTATGATTACGATGGACAAGGATCGCTCAACCCTTCCCAACCAAATCATCGAGGGGGTTCTCTATAAAGGCTCCAAGATGATCATCTCAGGCTCCTCCAAGGCCGGTAAAACTCTCTCCCTCCTACACCTCGGCCTAGCTGTTGCCAATGGAGAGCCTTGGCTGGGCCATAACACCTATAAAGAAGGTTCCAAGGTCATTTACTTAGACTTCGAACTAAAGCCCCGTATGGCCGCCAAGAGGATTGCCGAGATGGTAAGAGTCAATCCCGGCTATGACCCGAATAACGATAACTTCCTATATTGTGGACTCCGAGGCCAGTCCCGTACCCTTGAAGACCTCGTACACCACATCGAAGACCTCGAGAACCACCGCCCTGACCTCGTAATTGTCGATCCCTTCTATAAGCTCGCCACTGGAGCCGATGAGAACGATGCCGGTGCTATCTCCGAAGTCGTAAACCGCATGGAGAAGTTCTCCGAAAGACTCGACTGCTCATTCGTCTATGCCCATCACTTCTCCAAAGGAAACAAGTCTGACACAGACCATATCGACCGGGCAAGCGGGTCAGGCGTGTTTGCCAGAGACCCCGATGCCATCCTTACCCTGACCCCTCACGAAGAAGAGGATCACCTG